CCGGTAGGTGGACCAGCGCCAGAAGTGACAAACAAGGCGGCGGCGTTGATACTCCAGTAAGGTTTACATTAGTAATGCTATAGTTGGAGTATGGCAAAAAAAAGTAAGGCATCTGGTTTACCGGAAGGCACCTGCTCACTGATCGTGAAGATTCCGCTGGCGACGGCGGCAGCGCTGCGGGCAACCGGGACAGCGTCTACGAGCATCAGCAGTATTATCCGCGACGTCATGGAGGATGCGTTTGGCGTCGGGAAATCGGCACCGGCGCTACTGGATACGCTGACACCACCACGCGGCGACGATAGCTGGGTACGCCTACCGGTCTACTGCTCAACCGTGACGCGGGACAAGGGCTTGGCAGAGGTAAAGCGAAGAGAGCTCGACAAAAACGGCACGCGGAAACCGCTTGGCATTGCGCCTGCGGTTGCATGGCTGCTGGTTCAGCGATTTCGCTAACCGCAGTAAAACATTAGTTATGCTATACTAGAGATGTCGCTTGTAGGAGGGCGGCCACATGGAAAACCTTGACCCTGTTTTTGCACCGATTGTCGCGGGCTGGATCGCGGCAGTAACGCCGGTTGCGCGAGTCCCCAAAGACGTTGACGCTCGAGAGTTTGGGCCGGAAGAATGGCACGAAGAACGTCTGGACCACACGGAAGAACGCTGCGCTCACTGCGTCCGCGAGTTCTACACTGACCGTCTGGTAGCGACGACAGCCGGGAAACTTTGCTTTAAGTGCATTCTGGACTACGAAGAAGGGGGCCGGTTGGCAGAATTGAAATCGCGGCTGCTCGACGCGCAAGCAGGGCGAACCATATGGATGGAACGCAGCAAGGCCAACGCGAAAGAACTGGACGAGGCCTACGACGCTATGTGCGATATCGCGCAGATGCTGGATTGTGCGGAGGACTGGCCGTCCATTATCGACCGCATCGGGCCAATAATCATAAAGGCGGCGTTAGCCAGCAGGTTGTCTAAATGCTTGTAGGCCCAGACGGACGCACGATAACTGGCGCGGTACCGGACACTCGGTTGGTGGAAGTCGTTCGGTCGGTAGCGTTCAAATTAAACCTCGGAAACTATCAGAGCATGGATTTCTTTTGCTCTCAAAAGGCTCAGTGTCCAGCGGATGAGGTAAACCAAGTTAGCGCCGATCTGTACGATTGGTGCTACGACCAGGTAATGGATGCAGTAAAAGACGTTCAACGGAAACAGGCGGCAAAGGCCGCGAGGGAGCAGCGATGAAAGCAGAGTACACGAGCATTAACGGGCGGCTGAAGTTTGCCGTCGAGGGCGCGACACCGAAGGATCTGTTTAGCGAACTTGCCGGCATTCAGGAAGTGTTTGACGCGGAGAGCAGATGCGGATGCTGCCAGGCCGACGACCTGCATTATCGGGTTCGAACGTCGGTAGCAAAGGCCGGGAAAAATGCTGGCAAGAGCTACGACTATTACGAACTGATCTGCATGGCCTGTAACGCTAAGTTTTCGTTTGGTCAAAGCATGGACCTAAAGAACTTGTTCCCGAAGCGGCGCGAGGACGGGAAAGCGCTACCCAACGGAGGCTGGTCAAAGTATGACGCAAACTCAGCAGCGGGACAGGAATACGCTGATGAACATCAAAGGCCGCAACCGGCGGCCACGATGCCACAGGCTGGAGGTAACGAGCTTGTCGGATGGCTGGATCGGCTCGACCGCGACACCAACAAATTTCCTGCCATTTGCGAGATCCTGCTGGAACGCCTGACTGAATGCGGGCCGACAGCGGTGCGTGAGTATGACCGAATTGCGGAAGCGTTTGGCCAAAAGAAGCGCGTGGAACTGGAAGATTACAAGGCCTGCGTGTGCGATCTGAACGCAGCACTGAAGCGGTTTGAGAAGTAGGAGAATAACGATGGCAAGACCTCGGAAATCAACGAAAGACGAATGGCTGGACCAGTTTGCGGACTGGGACACCGAAACACAAGAGAGCCTGATTGATACGTGCGAACTTTTGCACCGTCAGGCGAAGCGCAGGGAAGGGCGGAAGGGTGCGGGTGCGGAGCCTGCACAACTTCCGCTGACTACGGAGGAATTAGCAGCATGAGCATGACGTTATGGAACATAGAGCAGGGACTAGCAGACCTGTTTGAGCGACGCGAAGAACTGACGGTGCCGGAAGCGTCAGGTATCGAATCATTCGTTGAGCTTCAGGAGGTAGACCTTGCAATTTCCGACTACATCAAAGCAGAGGTTCAGAAGGTCGACGGGGTGCGCGGCTGGTGGAAGTATCTGGAAATGATGCGGGACGCGGCGAAGGACGAAGCTCGGACCATGCACGACCGGGCTCAGGCCTTTGACCGGCAACTGACCGTCCTGAAGAGCGCCATTCTGGTGACGCTCGAAGAGATGGAGTTCCGGGCCGGGAAGCCTCGCAAGTTGGAAGGGAAAACCGGAAGTATCAGCCTAGTAGGTAATGGCGGCCGGCGACCTGTCGTTATCACCGACGAGTCTTTGATACCGGATGAGTACCGAACGGTGACGGTAAAGATGAACGCGGAGTTGTGGCGAAAGGTTTGCGCTGCGTTGCCGGATCTCGCAGGGCTTCAGGAGTGCAAGAAAGATCCGAACCTGACGGCCATCTACAACGGTTTGCAGGAGCCTTGCGGCGGCTGCGGTGGTACCGGCAAGTCCGGTGACTTTGGCTATTGCATCGGGTGCGGCGGTGCAGGTAAGCAGGGCGTTCCGGGGGCAATCCTCGCGCCTTTGGGATCTCACGTAAGGGTCAAGTAATTCCGGCAGGGTGCCAAAACGACAAAGGAGACGAAGTGCCAAAGAAACTTAAAATAAAACAGGTAACACTTAAAAGCGTTATTATCACGCCGGGAGATCAGATGCTTAAGCTGAAATTCCCGTTTTCCCATCGAATTGCGGAAGCGCTTGGCTGGGCTCAGGAACTCCCGGAAATGACCGGCACATGGTCACCAGATGTTCCGCACAACCGCGTAGAGGTTCGGACGATTGAGTTCAAACCAACCGACGAGACGCAGATCGGGCGCGGCTTTCAGCTTGAATGCCACGGCTACATGGAGAACTTTGCAGTTGTTCGGCAGGCGGCGAAAGGCAAGGACTCAAAAAAGGCCGGAATTAAGCGCACGGACATCACGTGCACAGTGGCGTTTATGGACGAGAATGGCGCCGGTTTGCTGACGAACTACATGAGGGCGGTGCCAAGCTCCAACATCGTGGTTAGCTACGACCCAACGCCGGTGCAGGAAGAACTGCCGGCAACATCAACGGACGAAGAGCAACCGCCTTTGCTGGGTGCCGATGTTGATCAAATAGACGGCGTGGAAGCTGAAGAAATCGCGCAGGATGACTGAGAAGCAATACCAGGAACTTTGCGCTCGGGCTGGCATATCATCACTGGCCAGCTCGGGCCAAAGGAAGGCGCACAAGTACAACGCGGTGAAAAAAACCGTGGACGGGGTAACGTTCGACTCTGCCGGTGAGGCGCGGGCGTTCGCGTTGCTCAATCTATGGCATAAGATCGGGGCAATCCAGAGTTTGGAGCGGCAACCACGCTACACCATCATGGATGGCTACATTGACGACACGGGGCGCAAGGTGCGAGCTATGGAGTACGTGCCGGACTTCCGCTTTATCCGCGATAACAAAATCGTTGTGGTGGATTTCAAAGGAATGCGGACGGAAGCGTACAAGCTCAAGGCGAAGCTATTTCGGCAGCGCTACCCATATCTAATGTTTGAAGAGTGGGACGTTACTACGCTGAAGCAAAACGGAGTATAATGGGTTTGTCGGGTAGCTCCCGGCGCGGAATTGGAATCAACCCGGCTTGCAGCCTACCTCCTGCGGGCCGGGTCCATTCTCAAAACTTTGAGGTAGAGAGGTAGATCAATGACCAACAAGACGGCGCAACCTGCGCCAGAAGAGACAGCATCTATACGCGCCGTGCGGGCGTTCGTGGAGAAGCACGCGCCACAGGAGGATGTGGAGCTATTCATTAACGACCTGATGCGGCTGCTGCGCGTCGTGATCCGTGAGGCGGCGCATGATGTCACGAGCTACATGCTGGCAGGTCTGCGGCGATGAAGGCGTACAAGTCTCCAGCGTTTCAATTCTACCCGGATTCTTGGCTCTCTTCGATGGACATTATTCTTATGACATCAGCCGAAGAGGGTGCATATATTCGCCTCTTGTGCCATGCTTGGCTTTCTCCAGATTGCGGTCTTCCAGCCGACTCCAGAGCGCTTCAGACTTTGTCTAGACTTGGCTCAGCATGGTCAAAAAGCGAAGCCACTATCAGGGCGAAGTTTCGACAGGAAGACGGGCGCATATACAACGACAGGCTTCTCGCAGAACGTAGCAAACAAGAGGTTTGGCGTGAGAAAAGCAGCGCAGGTGGTAAGCGTTCAGGTGCAACCAGACGTGAAGCAAATCACGAACCAAAAACGAAGGGTGGTTCACTTTTGGTTGACGATTTACATGAACCAAATAGCAACTCTTCTTCTCCGTCTTCATTTCCAGTAAATACAAAAGCAAAAACACACACACCAACAGCGGCAAAAACCGCCGCAGTGTCTGTGATCGATCAGGTGGAGGTTTGGTTCTCTCAGGAGTTCTGGCCGATCTATCCCCGGAGAGAGGCAAAGCTTACAGCCCTGAAGGCGGCGCGGGCCGTGCTGAAAACTCCAGAGCTTCGGGCGGCGGCTCTGCGGGCGCTGACGCTGCAACTTCCGGACCTGACCAGCAGACCTCCAGACAAGCGGCCACACCCGGCGACGTGGATTAGCGGGCGGCGGTGGGAGGATGAACCGGCGCTGCCGTTTATCTCGATGCCACGATCTGGCGAAAACGGTAACGGAAAGTTCGGTTTTGTGGAATCGGTTGAGCGGGAATTCCAGAAGCGGTACGATGAGGGGCGGTTATGATCGACACGAAACAGGCGACGGCAGACATGGCGCGGCTTTCCGTGCTCAAGTTCTTTCCATCGGACCAGACGGCACGGGCTGAAATCGTGCTGATGGCGTGCGAGATGGCGCAGACGAACGAGCAGGTGGCCTGGCTGGCCAAGCGCTGCATCCAGCTCTGGAACGAGTGGGAAGGGCCGCGGGAGATGCGGGCCGTGTTCTGTTCCCGGCATCGACCAGCAGACGGGATTGAGGCGTACTCGCAACTGCCACGATTCAACGACGGAATTCCCAGCGCGAAGCCCGCGGAACCGTTGCAACTTGGCGGGGCGACAGTGCGGCAAATTGCGGGCCCACGGGACACGGCGAATGACCTGACGGCGGCTGTTAGTATCAGGCCGGTAATCGAGGCGATGGCGCGGGCGAAGGACATGAAGCGGACGAAGCCGGTTCGAGTGCCAAGTATCCCGCTGGTGAATTTGACTGATGCAAACCGGATCACAGCAGCGGATATTGAACGGGCAATGCGGGAGGCGGGCCGATGATTGACCTGAAAGCAGCGCGGGAGGCGATGCACGGATTTTCTGGTATGTCTGGACTTCCGGACAGCAAAGAAGCGCTTAAGGCGCGGACAGACTCACTGAGACAGAACGCCAGAAGCATCGGCCACGCGGCGCGGGTGGTGAAGGCATTGCGAGAGCAGGAGAAGTTCTATCCCTCGGTCCAGGCTATCTACGAAATGTGCCAGCAGACGCCGGATGACGAGATCATTATCAGCGTGGCGCGGGAGTGCAACTGGTGCGGCGGCTCCGGGTACATTATCGTGTACGGGGAGTTTGATACCTCGGCAGCCTGGAAGTGCCGGCACGATGGATCCGCACCGTCGAACGTTGGGCCGGTGATTGTGCCGTCTCTGGCGGTCCACTACCGGCAGGAAGCCATCGAAGCAGAAGCGCGGCGGCTGGCGCGGCCATCGGTGTTCGCGTGAAACATGCGACGGCCTGAAATGATCAAATGACAGCAGACCTTCAGCGCTGCCGTGACGAACAGATCCGATGCGTCACGCTGCTACTGGCAGGGCACACAGAGCAACACGGTCTGGAGATGGCCGTGAACGATAACTTCGCGGAAGATTTGTTGTTGACCGGGCACCCGGTATTGGTGCATGATGAACTTGAACGGCAGGGGCTTCGAATCCCTGCTTCGGAGTGATCTGGGGGCGTTGGCTCCTACCTTCACTCCCAGACCTCCGACGCTCTAGGAAGGGGCGGGAACATTGAAACGCACACCATTAAAACGCAGCAGTAACAGGCCGATACGCCGCGCTGGCGGAGCCGTCCAGAATCCCAGGTACTTAGACTTCATCCGACGTTGTGAATGCGTGCTGGCGTCTACCGGCGATTGCGTGGGGGCCGTTGAGGCGGCGCACGTCGGGGACCGGGGACTTGGGCAGAAATGCCGGGATCAGGAAACCATTCCACTCTGCGGCTATCATCACCGGACTGGGCCGGATTCCCAGCACGTCATGGGGAAGAACTTCTGGGACCACCACGGGATCAACCGGACCGAACTGGTGACGCTGTACCAGGGCATCTTCGAGGGCGCGGGAGGTGGGAAGTGATGATAGTAAACCGATGCGATTCACTACCCGGCGACTCGCGGGCAGCCGTAAACCCTCGACACGTTGTGGCGGAAGTGGCTGCACGCCACGGGCTGACGCCAGCGCAGGTCCGGGGAGCATGGCGATACCCTGACCTCATGGCAGCGCGGCGCGAGATTGCGTTGAGACTGCGGGCTGAGGGGTTTTCGTATCCTGCAATCGGGCGGGCGTTGGCCCGCACTCACGCGACGATAATCACCATGCTCGGCAATGTAGGGCATCCGCAATCGCGGCGGCGGGAATGGCAAGCTCAGGTATGAACTGGCATTATGCACCGGGAATGGCGATGCGGCGCGACTTCGGGACCGGGACGTGTCCGCACTGCCAGAAGCCGTTCACGCGGGCAAATAAGAATCAGATAACCTGCGGGGGCGACGGCTGCCGACGGGCGCAGGCTCGTGTCACAGACCGGGCGTGGAAGCGTGGAAAGCGGAAGGCCGATGCTAATTGAAACCACGTACTACATCCTGCCGATGCGCGAGATACGCACCGATGGCGGTGTAGTGTGTGCTGATCCGTGCAAACGCGATCAGGCGCAGTTCTGGGGGCTGTACAAACTGGAAAGCGGCGGATGCTCAGAGTGGGTATCTGACCATCCGTCGCAAAAAAAAGCTGACGCGGCTATAGACCACATTCAGTCAGCAGCGCGTCTGGAACCTGCCGGCGATACTTTCGGACCAGCGTCTGAGCCAGAGCAGCCTGTTTCGGCGTGAGGCGTTCGCAATTTGCTAGGCTGTGACCGATCATGCCGTCCAACCGGCTGAACCCGATACCGTTGAGTTCTCGCGCATGGTCGCCGTCCAGATCTGCAATCATTTGCAAGGCTTGGTGTATGGCGGCAATCTGTGAAGGTGTCAGCGTCTCTGCGATCTTCGCGTACTTTGTTCGCGGGGTGTCCTGCGTTGCGGCTTCCGACCGTCCAGGAACTATTGGCGCTTCCATCAGCTCGACTTGCTCTGGTGTCAGCCGTTCCGGGTGCTCACGGTCCAGAGCCGCATCAATGATGGTTTGCTTTGATACCAGCCGTTTCGCCATCGTGGCAGCGATGGAGCCCTGAATCACCAGATGCTCACAGAGCACGCTATTACGCTGGCCGATGCGGTTACAGCGATCTTCAGCCTGCGACATGTTGCCGGGCACCCAGTCGAGTTCTACAAACACGACGTGCCACGCGGCGGTGAGGGTGATACCGACACCGGCAGACTGAATCCCGCCGACGAACACTCGGCAGTCGGGATCGTTCTGGAACCGGTCGGACTCAGCCTGACGTTGCATGATCGGCGTCTTCTGCGTAATAGACGCGGTGCCGATCTGTTCGTCTGCTAGCGCGGAAAGCATTCCGGCCGCCACGTCGCCATGGTGACAAAAGACAACTACCTTGTGCGAGTCGTCAGCCTTCAGGGCGGTCAGAACGTGCTCAACCGCGTGCGGTAACGTCGCCATCGCAGTCTCATGCCGCAGCCTGGCCATTTCAGTAAACGCGAACGATGCGCCTTTCTTCAGGGCTGCGACGGCGGCGGTATACGCTTCCTCTGATTCGGCCTTCGCAAGCTCCACGGCAGCCCGTAGGCGCTCCAGTTCTTCTTCGTGGGACTCTGCGGCCTCTGATTCGTCAGCAATTGCGTCAGACGCTGAATCCGCCTCAAGCTCGATAACCACGCGCCGTTTGGCCGGCAGCTCGGTGAGAACCTGCGTTTTAGTGCGGCGGATCATGATCGACCCGCGAAGCTCCCGCTGGAGTTCGTCCAGGTTCGTCGCACCGTTCGGATCGTAGCCTGCACCTTGAAACTGAAACGACCCGGTGAACTTCTTTGCGTACAAATAGAAACTACGGAAGGTCTCATGATCCGGGGCCAGCCAGTGGAACAGGCCGAAACCCTCGCTGGGGCGATTCGGAATCGGGGTGCCAGTCATACCAACCTGCAAGCGGCCACGAACGCCGGGCGACGGCTCCACCTTCTGACGTTTGGCGGTATAGGGGTCCATGCCGAAAATTGCCAGAGTCCGCTTAGATTCCCTGTTCTTCAGGTAATGAGCCTCGTCAATCGCTACCAGATCCCACAGTTCGCCTTGAATCTTCGCCGCGTGCTTCGTCGCAATGTCAAAATTCATGATCACGATATCGGCGTAACCACCGGGCCAGCTCTGACCAGTAGCGATGCCGATGCGGAATTTCCGTACCAGCCATTTGTTCAACTCGCGCATCCAGTTTTGCTTCAGTGTCGCGGGGCACACGATCAGAACACGTTTCACGTCGGGACGGGCGTTGATCATGCCGATCACCTGAATGGTTTTGCCAAGTCCCATATCATCGCCAAACAAAACGTTATTACGTTTCAGTGCGCTGGCAATACCGGCTTTCTGAAATGGCAGGTAATCCAAGCCTTCCGGGGCCGGAAGCTCAACGTCTGCAGATGCGGCGCGGGATTCGTCCACCAGCGCGGCACGTTCTTTGCCAATGCGCTCAAACTCGCATTTCTTCGCAGCTTGCGCGGCGGGGTCCATCAGCAGCTTGGCGACTTCCTCGCGGCTGGTCCACCAGTGCTTGCGGTCTGGACACCACCGGAACCCGGCAGACTTCGCGTGTTCCCGCTGCGCGTAGGGGATGGTGACGATCCAGCGTATGCCGTCGCGGTTAACCGGAAACGTCATGCTACACCCAGTTCCAATTTGAGCTGCGCGGCAATTGCCGTGTAGCTGGAATCCGGGTCACCGGCGGCCTTCGCGATATTTAATTGCAGTTCAAGCAACTTGTAAGCGTGAAGTTTTGCGCCAGTCAGCCGATTTACATCGGCGCGGCGTGCTGCAATCCTATCCATGTCAGTGGCAATCTGAGCGATTGTTTGGGTTGTATTTGCCATTACCGGGGCGATCATGTTACGCCACCACCTTGCGATCTTTTAGCACGGTATTGCGAACTTCCATGTACCGCAAGTCAAGATTCTTTAGCCGGGCGCGAAGCAGTGGTCTGTCAGCATACGCATAATTAAACTCGCGTTTCGTCGATTCGATAAGCGCCTCAATCTGAGCTAACTTAATCGCTTGTGATTTGGTCGTCATGGTCGTTTAGGCCTCCTATAGCCTTGCCCGGCTGGCCCGGTGGTCGCCGGTCCTGCCTGACATTCATAGAATATCATAACTGATGATTTACTGCAAGGGGTATGCTAAATCATGCTGACACCGCCTTGCTACATTCAGCAGCAATAATGGCGCGAACAGCCCAGCAGCGATCAACTGCAGCTTGGGCCTTAACCATCGATGTGTACAACGTCAGCCAATCGCGTCCAGCTTCACTGACGAACCAATTGCGACCCGGAACACCGTTGATGACGTGGCCACGATACTTCACCGACCTACAAGCAGACTTTGCAATTTTGGCTGCAAAATCCCGCTTCATCTTGGCCATGTTGAATGTTCCCGCGTTGTTGAAATCTTTGCTGATGCGGCCTGTTTTTGTCGTGTTTGACATTACAGCACCTCCTGATAGTGCCGGGTGCCACCGAAGACCGACCAAGCGGCTACCACGTTATCGTTGTGGTGTACGGCAAACTCGAAGCACTTCGACTTGCCGTAAGCGAGGGCATCGGCCAGCGTGCCGAATTCCTCCTGCGAGTACCATCCCATGTTGCTCCAGAATACTTTGAATGCTGCGTTCATTGCGTTTAGGCCTCCTATAGCCTTGCCCGGCTGGCCCGGTGGTCGCCGGTCCTGCCTGACATTCATAGAATAGCATAGCTAATGATTTACTTGCATTCATCAGCTGTTAGTACGTCTTCAGTTTGCCAAATCAGGCGGCTTCCAGTACTCTTACAGTCAGATGGCGAAACGCAAACCCGCAGAGCAGAACCCGGCGCTAAAGATTGAGTACTGGCCGATAGACCGGCTTGAGCCATACGAGCGCAACCCACGCAAGAACGACAAGGCCGTGGGCCAGATGGTGGCTTCGATCAAAGAGTACGGGTTCACAATCCCAGTGCTGGCCAAGTCTGACGGGCTGATAATCGACGGACACCTGCGCCTGAAGGCTGCGCTTCAGATGAAGTTGGCAGAGGTGCCGGTGATCGCGTGCGATACCTGGACAGAAGCTCAGGTAAAAGCATTCCGGCTGATGGTGAACCGCTCCGTCGCGTGGGCCGACTGGGATATGGACGCGCTCGCTCTGGAGTTTGGAGACTTGAAGGCGCTGGACTTCGACCTGACGCTGACCGGGTTTGCAGACTGGGAGACCGGCTGGACGAAACCGGAAGGCGACGGAACGGCCAAACCGGAATGGACTGGAATGCCTGATTTCGAGCAGGAAGATAAACTCGCGTGGCAGACCGTCCAGGTTCACTTTGCGAACTCTGTTGACCGTGATGCCTTCGCTGCGCTCACAGGGCAACTTATAACCGACAAGACTAAATTTATCTGGCACCCAAAACAGATAAATGGCAGTGCAGCTACACTCCAGTACAGCTCCATTGACCCACAGAATCCAAAGTTCCCAGTCTACGTGATCTCAAAAGGCCGTGCAGAGTCAAGGCTCACGAGTAAAGCGTTAGAGGAACTTAAAATTCCGTACAGGATCGTTATTGAAGAGCAAGAGTATGAGCAGTATGCGGCAGTGATCGACCCTGCGAAGATTCTTGTGCTGCCGTTTTCAAACCTTGGGCAAGGTGGTATCCCTGCTCGAAATTGGGTGTGGGAACATGCGATCTCCGAGGGAGCGGAACGCCACTGGATCTTGGACGACAATATTAGACACTTCCTTCGGCTGCACGATAACCGTAAACGACGCATGAATGACGGAACGTGTTTCAGGGCCGCTGAGGACTACGTCGAGAGGTTTACAAATGTTGGACTGGCTGGGTTTCAATATGCACTCCTTGCGGTCGCAAAGCAAAAAATGAAACCATGCACTTTGAATACTCGGATTTACTCATGCATCCTGATTGACAACGCGCTTCCGTTTCGCTGGCGTGGACGCTACAACGAGGATACCGATCTTTCGCTGAGGGTCTTAAAGTCTGGCATGAGTACAGTATTATTTAACGCATTTCTGGCGGAAAAGGTGTCTACCATGACCATGAAAGGCGGCAACACCGACGAACTCTACCAAGGGGACGGGCGGCTGAAGATGGCGGAATCGCTCAGAGAGCAACACCCGGACGTTGTGAAGGTGGTCCGCAAGTGGAACCGCTGGCAGCATCAGGTGGACTATCGACCGTTCAAGAACAACAAGTTCATACCGAAACCGGGCTTCGAAGTCCCAACCGAAGCAAACAACTACGGCATGGAACTGGTTCACATCGACAAGGGCGGATCGACACCGACCCGGACGCTCCAATTCCAAGCAGGGGCCAGCGCATGAAGAAGGGCGTAGACATCACAGCGGAGCAGCACCCGGCGCTGAAAATTGAGTACTGGCCAATAGATCGGCTGCAGCCATACGAGCGCAATCCACGGCGCAACGACAAAGCTATCCCGCAAATGATGGCGTCGATCAAAGAATACGGGTTCACAATCCCGGTTCTGGCAAAATCTGACGGGATGGTGATCGACGGCCACCTGAGGCTGAAGGCTGCGGTTCAGATGAAGCTCGCAGAGGTTCCGGTTATCCCGTGCGATACCTGGACAGAGGCGCAGGTGCAGGCGTTCCGGCTGATGGTCAATCGGTCGGTCGCGTGGGCGGACTGGGACATGGACGCGCTGGCTCTAGAGTTTGGCGACCTGAAGGCGCTCGACTTTGACCTGACAATGACCGGGTTCAACTCCCGCGAAATTGACGCGCTCACGCTGGAGGCGAACGCTGCGGAAGACGACGCTCCTCCGGTACCGGCTGATCCGGTCACGAAACCGGGTGACCTGTACCTGCTGGGACCGCACCGGCTGCTGTGCGGCGACTCCACCAGTGCGACGGACGTGGAGCGGTTGCTGGGCGAACGGAAGCCGTTCCTGATGGTGACCGACCCTCCGTATGGGGTGAACTACGACGCCAGTTGGCGCGTGAATGATCTTGGAAATCATCGAGACTCCACGGCGACCGGCAAGGTTACAAACGACGACCGCGCAGACTGGCGGGAGGCGTGGGCCTTATTTCCCGGCGACGTGGCATATTGCTGGAGTCCTCCCGGTGGCGATACGATTCGGCACGGAGTGGCATTGCAGGAATCCGGTTTCGATATACGGGCCACAATTATCTGGGCCAAGTCCTGCATGGTCATCGGGCGAGGACACTACCACTGCCAGCATGAGCCATGTTGGTACGCTGTCCGTAAATCGGCTAAAGCAAACTGGCTCTCCGACCGAAAGCAAACCACGCTCTGGCAGATCGACAAGCCAATGAAGTCCGAGACCGGGCACAGCACCCAGAAGCCTGTGGAGTGTATGCGCCGTCCTATCCTGCACCACACCCAAGCTGGCGACAAGGTATACGACCCGTTCCTCGGCTCCGGCACCACGCTGGTAGCTGCTGAACTGACCGAACGTGTCTGCTACGGTCTTGAACTTGACCCCGGATACTGTGACGTGATTGTTTCCAGATGGGAGAAACTGACCGGCAAGAAAGCAACACTGGAGCCGGGTTTTTCCCGTACATAAAACGAAATGGCCAGACCTTCCTACCAACCAACCGACCAAGACACCCGTACCGTGCAGACTATGGCGGCCTGCGGCTTCCCTCACGCAGAGATATGCACAATCCTCGATATTGACGAAAAGACGCTGCGCAAGCACTTCCGCGACACGCTGGACAAAGCGATGATCCAGGCTGACGCGAAAGTATCGCAGACCATGTTCCAGATGGCCACGTCGGGCGAACATCCGGGCATGACTGCGTTCTGGATGAAGGTCAGGCGGCGCTGGAAGGAACCGGCAAACGATCATCGCTTTGTTGACGAATCCGGCAAAGACCGTCCATTCCTTCTTTCTGACGCAGACAGGCTGATTGCGGAAGCTGATGCCGAAATCAACAGCGGAGAATAGAGCGCGATTCCTTCTTGACCCGGTAGAGTTCCAGCGGACGCAACTCAGACGCAAGCTGTGGGCGAAGCAGCGCGAGATCCTGCATTCCACGATCACCAGACCGCTGACAACGGTCAAGGGGTGTCACGCCTCGGGCAAGACGTTTGCGGCGTCCGGACTTCCGCTGTGGTGGCTGGTACGGTACCGGCGCAACTCTAAAGTCTTCGTGACGGCTCCGACGGAACGGCAGGTTAAGACGTTTTACAAGGACGTGCGGGTAGCGTGGGACGCGGGGCCGGTGAAGCAATTGCTGCCCATGCCGTCGACGCTCGGACTCAACGTCGCGCCAGACCGCTACGCTTACGGGGCCAGCTCATCGGCCGGCGTCAACATTCAAGGACTGCACGGTGAACATGTATTAATCATCTGCGACGAGGCTCCAGGTATCGGTTCGGAGATCTGGGACGCAATCGAAGGCATACGCTCGGGCGGTAACGTCCACGTTCTGGAGCTCGGCAACCCGGTTGTGCCGTCGGGCCACTTCTACGACTCGCACACGAAAGATCGGGCAATCTACAACTGCATCAGCATCAGCGGTTTTGACACGCCGAACCTGCTGAACGAACTCACTGGGCTGCCGCTGACTGAAGAAGAGCTGCTGGGCCTGAACGAGACACGACTGGCGCGTGTAGCAGATCCGGGCCTGATAACGCGGGCGTGGATTCGGGAACGGCACAAGGTATGGGGTCCGAAGCATCCGAAGTACTTGAGCCGCGTGCTCGGCAAGTTCCCCGGCAACGACCCGTACAGCGTCTACCCGTTGGCGTGGATCGAACGGGCGAACAGGGTGCCGACGGATCTGGAGATACAGCAGAACAGCACAGAGACGGTTCAGATCGGTATCGACGTTGCGGGCCCAGGCTCAGACGAAACCGTGTTGGTGGCGCGGCGTGGCGGGCAGATTCTTGAAACCCACGCATTCTCAGACAACGACCCACGCGGGCCAGTAGCCAATATCCTGCATCGGTTCCGAAGTGCCGGACGGCTCGGGCTGGTGGTAATCGACATCGCAGGCATCGGCTACAATTTCGCGCTTCACATGGCGGACCAGCGGTTTCCTGTGTATGGTTTCAACGCAGGGTTTAGTGCCATCGATTCCACGCAGTACGTCAATCAGAAAGCGGAAACGTATTGGCAGTTCCGCGAATATCTCAGAGCCGATGCAATATCAGGCTTGGTCGACGAAGAGACATCGGCGCAACTTTCGACGCTTAGATATCGAGAGAACAGCCAAGGGCGCACTGAGATCGAGACGAAGGATCAACGCAACCAGCGCGGCATACCGGGGAGCCCTGACCGGGCAGAGGCGACGATCATGGCGTTTATGCGCGTCAGACCGCAGCAGCAGGAGCGCTCACTACCCGGTTACGAGATTTCACCGATATAATATTCTTGCAATTGGCTTACAGCGTACTATAAGCTATTGGTTGTGGATGATTACGACAGCGGAGCCTATTGCCGTCATTGGCAAGCGCCTGACCAGTGCGATAAGAATTGCGGCTGTGGTCACAGTTGCGGGCTACACGATTGGGACGGCAAATGTTTCGCGGAGTTGTGCCAGTGCAAGAAATGGACGGAGAGAAATGAAACAAATAAACGTCCCAGTTGAGGACGAAGTTTACGAAGCGGCGAAGATGCTGGCTGCAAAATGCGGAATGTTGCTAAAGGCATGGGTGGCGAGGGCGATCTTGAACCAGGCATCAAAGGAGCGAAACGATGGAAACACTTAAAGCGAACATCGGCGTTTGGCCGGGTGTCATGTATGTCATAGGGCTGGTGGTTGCGGTGCTGGCAATGTGGCGCTGGGATATGCGCCAGATGCGGAAGGCGCGGCGCGAGGCCGAACTGATGCGTCAACATGTCAAGTTTATGAATGACAAAGGGCAGGGGAAATGAAGGAAGCTGTGTTGTCTATAGGTGCTGTAATAATCGGCGCGGCAATAGCGTTTGTGCC